TTTGCTCGTTGAGAATTGGGATAAACTTACCGCAGCGGTACGCAGGTTCCTGAATCTACCCGACCCGGCCATCGCAGCGAAAGCGAGGGAGGACGCAGCCCTTCGTGAAGAAGCAGCCCTCTCCAATTACCGGGATGCATACGAAGCCCACACGAACGCCCAAATCGCAGCAGACCAAAGGAGGGAGGCACAGGTCAAAGAACGCCAACGCAAGGAAGCAGAGGCCACCCAAAAGCGTTTGGAGCGGTTAAGGGAAGAAAATAACGCCATCATCAAGTTCGTGGAGGACTTGAACCTGCAACTCTACGAAATGGAGTTGGATAGGTTGAGCGAGCAGGAGCAATTGCAAATCAAAGCGATGCAAGCCGAAGCACAAAGGCGAATGCAGGTAGACACGGCTGACGCAAAGTCCAAGATGGGCCAAGCCCAGCGTGAGCAAGACCTTGCTGGACTGCGTGAGAAATACGTCGGTCAGTCCTTTGGGGTTATCAACGACATCATCATCGCATCGGCTGGAAAGAGCGAGGCAGCACAAAAGCGGGCCTTCAATGTCGCCAAGGCTGCGTCCATTGCCCAAGCCATCGTTAACACCTACCTTGCCGTCAGTTCTGCACTTGCCTTGAAGCCAACTGAATCTGTATTCCCCGGACAAAGGTTTGTAGAGGCGGGTCTTGCCCTTGCTGCTGGTCTTGCAAACGTCGCCAAGATTAAGGCCCAACAATTCCAAGGCGGTGCAGGTGCAGGCTCTCCCGGTGCAGACGTAACGGGTGCGGGAGCAAGCGCAGCACCACCGCCCATCTTTGCGAACCCACAAACGACCAACCTCGGTACGGGCGAACTCTCGGCAGGCCAAGGCCAAGGCTCATCACCAATGAGAGCCTATGTCGTGGAGAGGGACATCACCCAAAGCACTCGGAGGGTTCGGAGGTTGGAGGAATTTGCAACTTTGGGGGCATAGGACATTTACAACTATGGAACTACCCATTTACAGGATGACCGTGGACGAGGTGGATGAAGGGGTCCAATTCGTGGCCCTGACCGATATGCCAGCGATTGAACGGCCATTCCAAGCATTCAGCAAGGCCAAGCAGAAGTTCACCGAAACAGGCGAACGCAGGGTCCTGACTGGGCCTCTCATGCTTGCAGACACCCCCATCTTTCGCAAGGACGAAACCTACGGGGAATACTACGTCGTCTTTGACAAAGCCACCATCCGCAAGATAGTCCAAAAGTATTTCAAGCAAGGCAACCAGCACAACGTCAACGCTTACCACAATGCCGAACTGGATGGCGTATTCATGTTCGAGTCCTACATCACCGATGCCGAGCGTGGCATCATGCCACCGAAGGGCTACGAGGACACACCTGATGGCTCTTGGTTCGGTTCCTTCAAAGTAGAGAACGACGAGGTGTGGGACAACCGCAACCTGTTCCGGGGTTTCTCCGTTGAGGGACTCTTCGGGATGGACAAGACCGAATCCGAACTGGAGGTCGCACTCGCTGGCCTCGCTGACGAATTAACCGCTTTTTTGCAACATATCCAACCCAACTACAAATCCAACTAACTATGAATCTCAAAAACGCAATCGAATCCCTGCGGACTGAACTCCGCAAATTCAGCACCCAAAAGCAGTCCTTCGCTGACTACAAGTTGACCGATGGCACGGTTGTCCGTGTTGACGGCGACCTCGTCGCTGGTACTGCCGTTTACGTCGTTGCCGAAGACGGCACACTCCCTGCACCCGATGGCGAGCACGTTGTCGAAGGCGTTGGCACGATCAAGACCGAAGGAGGCAAAATTGTCGAGGTCATCGCTGCCGAAGTAGCAACCCCGGTCATCGAGCCGTTGCCCGTTGCTGCTGAAATCACCCCCGAAGTAGCCGTTGAGGTTACCGAAGAAATCAAAGAAGCCTATCCTGCCATGACCCCCGAAGTTGTGGAGGCCATCGTTGCCAAGCACCTCGGAGCCATGAGGGAAGAACTCAAGGCTGCCTATGCCGAGATGGGCAAGATGAAGGAGAAAATGTCCGCATTTGCATCGCAGGTCGAAACCATGGCCGACATCGTCGAGAAGGTTTCCGAACTCCCAGCCGAAGCCCCCAAGGCCAGCGGTTCCGCAATCGTTGAGCAACGCAAGGCTCAAGCCTCGCAGAACTTCAACGCACTCGCACAAGCACTCCAATCACTCAAAAAAAACTAACCCCCTAAACCCCCACTAACCATGGCATACACTTTTGGCAATTTAGTCGCCTACACCGACCAAGAGAGGCTCCCTCTCATCACCAAAGCGGTTTTCTCCGCTCGTTCAGCAGCCCTGTTCACCAAGCAAGTTGGTATCAAGTTCGCTGCTGCGTTAAACCTCATGGACACCGATGCCTTGATTCAAGGCGGAGATGTTTGCGGTTACGCAAGTTCAGGTACAACTACATTCAGTCAGCGTAACATCACCGTTGGTCGTATGAAGGTTCAAGAAGCCTTGTGTCCTCGTTCTTTGGAACAATACTGGATGCAGACCCAGTTGACTGCTGGCTCTACCTACGACAGTGTTCCTTTCGAGCAGGCTTTCTCCGAGCAGAAGGCTCTCCGTATTGCAGAGGCTTTGGAGAACGCAATTTGGAAGGGTAACGCTTACTTCAGCGGTGTTAACCAACTCTTGAACGCTGCATCGGGTTCTACCATCAGCGGCAACACAGGAGCGGTTTCTGCGTCCGTTGGTATCACCACAGGCAACGCCATCGCCATCTTCGACGGCATCTACAACCAAATCCCACAGGCCATCTTGACTAAGACGGACCTCGTAATCTTCTGCGGTTGGGACAACTTCCGTACGTTGCTTGGTGCTTTCAAATCAACCGCTAACGTCCTGTACAACCAAGTTGACTTGGCTGGACTTGCGGATGGCGACATCATGTATCCCGGCACAAACGTCCGTGTCATTGCAGTCCCCGGCTTGACTGGAACGAACCGCATCGTTTCTTCTTACCTCGGCAACTTCTTCTACGGAACCGACCTTTTGAGCGACGAGGAGCAGTTCTCGATTTGGTTCAGCAAAGACAACGATGAAGTCCGCTTCCAAGCAGCCTTCAAAGCAGGTGTCCAAATCGCTTACCCCGACTTGGTTGTAGACTTCCGCTTGACCTAATGTGTAGGGGGGAGGGAAACCTCCCCCTGCTTTTTGTTCCTTGAAACTTAAAACCCAAATACACATATGTCCTGCTCCTTAACAACTGGCTACGCCCTCGGATGCCGAGATTCAGTCGGTGGCATCAAAACAATTTATGTCCAATCCTTCATCCCAACGGGGTCCTGCAATGCCAACCTTTCAGGTGCGGTAACGGGCTTCACTGGGTACGCTTCGGGTGGGTTCTTTGAGTACGACTTAACTAAGGCTACGTCCTCTTTGACTGAAACCTTGAATGCGAGCATCGAGAACGGTTCAATCTACTACACCCCCGAAGTAACGTTTACCATCAACAAACTGCAAGTTGCAGTACGCAACGAACTCCGTCTGCTGGTACGCAACCGTGTCATCGTCATCGTCCAAGACAACAACAACCGCTACTGGTTGTTAGGCTCTGCGAACGGCTTGGAGGCAACCGCTGGAACCGCTGGAACTGGTACTGCCTTCGGGGACCGCAGCGGATACGAGTTGACCTTGACCGGGATGGAACCTGACCCGATGTTCTCAATTGCATCCACAGTCTTTTCACCATCGACTGCGCAGATACTCGGCTCGTAGTATCTTCGCATCAGGTTTTCATCACTGAGGTTTGAGAGGGGCAGTCAGCAATGGCTGCCCTTCTTATTTTTACGGCCATGAAGATTTGTATCGTTTACAACGCCCATCCAACCGGGTGCAGTTATTACCGCCTTGAAATGCCGAACGCATATTTGGGCGACAACTACCCGGAGTTTGACTATGTGTGCGTCGAGAATATCACGACCATCAGCGACGAGGGATTAAAGTCGATTGACCTGTTCCTGTTCAGCCGTTTGTGGTGTCAGGGAACCATGGAGCAAGTCGAAAATGTTTACAAGGCCCTCACCCAATACGGAGCGAAAGTCATCCTTGACTTGGACGACTACTGGGTCCTTGAGAGCGGACACATCATGTACCGCCACTACCACGAAACCAAACTCGCAGAGGTCATCCGTAAGCACATCAAATTGGCTGACTGGGTAACTTGTACCACCGAGCATCTTGCTGCCCGCATACGGCCCCTAAACGCCAATGTGAGCATCTTGCAGAACGAACCCTACGAAGCCTATCAGCAATTCATCCCGAATCCTGAAGAAGAACCCGACAAGCACCTCGTCAAGTTTGGTTGGTTCGGAGGGGCGCAGCATGGCGAGGACATGGAACTGCTCCGGGAAGGGATGCAGAAACTACGCTGGGATGCAAACTTGGATGGCAAGTACCGCCTCTATCTCGGAGGGTGGAACGACAACAACCCCGTTTACGAGGGCTACGAAAAGATTATCAGCGACCAAGGCAACAACCCGAACTACGGACGCATTCAGGCTGCTGACATTTACTCGTATGTCGGTGGCTACAACTTCGTGAACGTAACCCTTGCACCTTTGCGAGATACCAAGTTCAACAAACTCAAGTCCGAGTTGAAGGTGGTTGAAGCAGGGTGGATGAACAAGGCAATAATAGCAAGCGAAACCATCCCTTACACGGACGTAATCAAACACGGGGAGAACGGGTTTCTCGTTCCTTACAACAAACCCAAGGACTGGTACAAATACATCAAGCAGTTGATTCTTGACCCCGACCTTCGCAAGGGCTTGGCTGACAACCTCACGAGGGACATTAAGAAGCAGTTCAACGTGGTCGAAACCGCCAAGAAGCGGGCCGAACTATACAGGCAGATTGGGCGCAAATTGTGAAATAAGGGCGGTCGGTACATTTAGGGGTAGATGCTTTACCTGAACCCTGACACGACCAACACCCTGACGGTTACTTGGACCGAGCGAGCCAGCACCGGGGACCGCTACATCTTGCGTTTGACCAGCATCGCCAAGAACACCACAACTGACTTTACCCTGCTGAAAACCGCAAACCTTTCCAACTATACCAACCGCTATGACCAATTTTCGATTGCCGTGGGGTCGCTTGAAACAGGCTCGTATCGTTACGAAGTTTACGATACCGATAGCACGGTTGCCGCTGCTTTGGCGGTCGTTGAAACGGGCTTGGCATTTATACAAACCGCAACGATAGGCTTCAATACCTACGCCAATTCAATCACTTACAACACCTTCCTCGCATCCAACGTGAGGGTATTCGATTCAACCTTTGACTCAACTTTCGCATAATGAGCGTACAAACACGAAGCGACCTCCAAGCGAGCGCCTTAACCATCACCAACGAAACCGCTGCCGGGGCCAACACCGCATCCCGTGTGGGCGGTCTATTCGACGACCTTGCAGACACCGCAACGCTTGACCGGGAACGGGGCTTTGCGAACCTTTACCTCGATACCAACACGGCTTTCACCCCAACGCAGGGGCAAAGGGTTAAGTTGACAAGTGCGATGAGTTCAGGTGTTTTGTCAACCTATAATTTCTCACGAACTACCAACTCGCTGACCTACACAGGCACAACGGGTGCAACCCTTCGCATCGCTGCGTCCATGGTCTTGGCGCAGAACAACAACAACCAAATCAAGGTTTACATCGCTAAGAACGGCACAACGATTGACCAGTCAATGACTGACATCACAACGACCCACACGAACGGCCATGCGATTTATACGGAGGCCTACGTTACGGGTGCGGTCAACGATGAGTTCACCATCTACATCAACGCAATCGATAGCGGTGCAAGTATCACGATTTCTGCCCTTTCATTTACCATCCACACGCTATGAGTAATAAATCTACTCAACACTTCACCCAATGGCTTGGGATAGAGCATAAGGTCCCCGTGATGCTGGAGAACAGGTCCGGCAAGTACATCACCTACGGCTTTGCCAACGAATACCCCTACTACCTGCTTGACAACTATCGCAGGTCAAGCAAGCACAATGCCATCGTCAACGGCAAGGTGAACTACATCATGGGCGGTGGCTGGCAGGCAGGCGACAACCTGACCGTAGAGCAAGAGGCCCGGTTCATCAAGTTCTTCGATGGAATGTCAAGCACGGAGGACCTGAACGACATCACCGAGAAACTGGTCTTGGACTTGGAGATTTTCAACGGCTTTGCGGTCGCAGTTACTTGGTCCAAGTTGGGAACCATCGCCAAGATGGAGCACGTTCCCTTTGAGAAAATCCGTGTTGACAAGGAGGAGAAGATGTTCCAAGTCGCTGACTGGTACAACGACGACATGATGCAGTTGTTCCCCAAGGTGGGCGACATCGAGAAGATTCCTGCATTCGACCCGGAGAACCGCCTCGGTAAGCAGTTGTTTTATTACAGGGTCTACGCAGCAGGCGTGAAGCACTATCCTCTCCCAGAATACATCGGGGGGAATGCTTGGATTGAGGCAGACGTGCAAGTGGCGAACTTCCACAACAACAACCTACGCAACAACTTTTGGGGGGGATATCTAATCAACTTCAACAACGGCATCCCGACCCCCGAAGAGCAAGGCGACATTGAGAGGCAGATTAAACGCAAGTTTTCGGGAACGGACAACGCTGGTCGCTTTGTTGTAACCTTCAACGATGAAGCAGCGAATGCCCCGACTTTGGAACCGCTGACTCCGTCCGACATGGATAAGCAGTTCGAGGTATTAAACAAATCAATCCAGCAAGAGATATTTATCGCACACCGTGTAACCAACCCGATGCTATTCGGGGTGAAGACCGAGGGCCAATTGGGTGGACGCAACGAATTGGTCGAGGCCTACGAACTATTCAAGGCGACCTACGTCAACGACCGGGTGCGCAAAGTGGAGCGGATGATTAACTACTTGGGATCCTTCAATGGCGTTGAGGGTATGGAACTTATCCCCGTGGAGCCTATCACGGAGCGACTAAGCGAACAAGCCTTGTTGCAGATAATGACCCAAGACGAACTTCGGGAAAAGGCAGGTCTGCAACCCTTGGAGAAACCTGCCGACGTAGTTGGACCTAACCCCCAACCCGACGAGCAACCGCAATCCGTGGAGGCATTGCAGAGCAACGACAACATCAAGAAACTATCGGGCAGGGAGTACCAAAACCTGATGCGTATTGTCAGGCAGTATATGCAGGAGAAAATCACGCTGGAAATGGCTCGGACCATGCTATCAGCAGGCTTCGGTCTATCAGCCCAAGAGATTGACACGATGCTCGGAGTGCAGTCCCAAGAGTTCAGCGAGCCTCAATGGGGCCAAGAGGACGACGAAGACTACGGCTGGGGCGATGAAGAGTTCAAGGTCTTGGAGGTCGTTGCAAGCAAGTTCGGATGCCATGCAGACAATTACCATGTCATGCACTCCAAGCCGATGCGGTTCGACACCAACATAGACGAAAACATCCGCTTGGCCTTTGCCGAACTGGGCGAAGAAGAAAAGGAACTTGACCTGAAGATTGAGGCTTATCGCAAGAAGAACCGGGACGCATCGGTTGAAGAAATGGCAAAGGAGTTCGGAGTTAGCAAAGCGAAGGTCGCCAAGCGTATCGCTTACCTTCTAACCAAGGACCGCTATCCTATCAGCAGGGCCGTGGACAAGATTGCCGAGCAGAACCTTCCAAAGAACGTGAAGGAAGTCGCAGAGCCAGTCTTGGAGGTCCGTTACAAGTATGCATGGGCCACAGGGTTCAGCAACAAGGACAAAGGTTCAAGCCGTCAGTTCTGCAAGGTGATGCTTGACTTGGCCGGGCAAGGCAAGGTTTACACCCGTGAGGACATCGATGGGATTTCTGCAATCATGGGTTATTCCGTTTGGAATCGCAGGGGCGGTTGGTATCACACGCCGAGCGGAGTGAACAGGCCCCAATGTCGCCACGTATGGGAGCAGCAGTTGGTAATCCGTAAAGGCAATAAAATCAGCAAGGCATGAAGGCACTATTCATAAGCGAAGAAACGCTGCTCGACAATAGCATCATAAACGAGAATGTCAGTTACACGCAGATACGTCCAACGGTTGTCAAGGTGCAGGAGATGCGGATTCAGCCCATCGTTGGCTCTCCGTTGTATGGAGAACTCGTCAGCCAAGTGGTCAGCGGTTCAACGTCTGCACTCAACCAAACGCTGCTGGAGGACTACATCCAGCCGGCTATGATTCAATGGCTTTACTACGAGTTGCCGATGGTCCTTGCGTTTAAGTACATGAACAAGGGAATGGTTCGTAGAACGAGCGAAGAGTCCTCCCAAATGAGCATGGAAGAGATTACACGGCTAACCGATAAAGTCAAGAACGATGCCGAGTGGTATTCCGAGCGGATTACTCGCTACCTCATGGAGAACCGCAACTCCTACCCTCTTTGGAACTCGCCTCCGTCTGCGTTGGATACCATCTACCCGAACGCCACCAACTACCGCACCGGGATGGTCTTGGACCGCAACCGAAGAATGGGAATCAGCAACCTTGACTACCCCTACCCTTACGGTCAATTTGGGGCGTGTAATGACTGCTAAGCATGGGTGCGCATAAAAAAAACATACTGAAACTGCAGACTTATGTCATGGATAAAAATCAAGCAAGCCCTGCTGGACCTTGCAAATGCTCATCCTCAGGTCAACTCCTTCGGGACGGGCGACCCTCTTGCGGTAGGCACGGACAACACGATAAATCTTCGAACCCCAAGCCGTGAGCGTATCGTCTATCCGCTCGTGTTTGCGGACGTTCAGTCTGCAAGTACTGACGCTGGTACTTTGGACTTGGTGGTTGGGGTTTACTTTTCTGACCGTGTTGAATCCATTAAGCCGATGGGCGGAGTGGTTTCGGGCAGCCCTACGCTGGGTTGGCAGGATAACGAGGATGAGGTCCTAAGCGACCAACTGCAGGTAGCACAGGACTTCATATCGTCGCTCACAAATGACCCAAGCGAAGACTGGACCCTTAGTGCCTCCGTGTCGCTTACACGCTTTGTGGAGAGCCGGGATGACCGCACGGCAGGGTGGCAGGCGACGATGACCTTTGAAATCCCCTACGGCCATTCGGTTTGTGAAATTCCCACATAAAAGACATTTACAATTAAACGCTAAAAAATGCCTACACCTATTTTGCAACAAATGCTCGGCCAAGGTGGTACGATGGAGTTCGTTGATGGAACCGTTACCGGGAAGAACTACGACTTCTTGGTAGTCAATACCGCTGCGACCTTCACAACCCTTACTGGAACTGGAAGCGAGAACCTGCTAACCGCTTACAACTTTAGTGGCAAATCCCTTTCCGCTGGCATCGTGATAAGCGGTCGCAATGGCGGCAAGATTACTGCCGTTACTCCTTCGGTGGGTTCGGTCATCGGTTTCACATTCCTGTAATGCTGATAGGTTACGGCTACGGCTATCCAACCAACCAACTGCTTGGCGGTGGCAATCCTTTTTGGCTTGCCTTCAACCAACGTGCAGACGCTGACGGGGCTTTGCCTGCCGAGGCTGCGGTCAATGGATGCCTCCAAACCCGATTCCTTAACTCCTTCCAATCATACGCTTTCTTCGTCTTTTATTCCAACTCTTGGCAGCCGTTCATGCAACGGGCGAATAACGACTCGGCTAACGCTGCGGAGGTTCGCTTCATCAACTGCCTCGAAGTCCGAATGTATAATCTCTTAAACGCATAGCAGATGCCTGCAAGCCCATCGCTCCTTATCGTCCCTGCCCGATTCAAGACGGGGAAACTCTACACCCAAATCGCTACGACTTCGGCTGGGTTGGTCCTTGGTTCATCGGGGGACTTCAATGTAACCCGTGGGACTACTGCAACCCGATTCAATTCGGCTGGCTTGATTGAGAGCGTTGCAAGCGGTGTCCCTCGCTTGGACTACTACACAAGCGGTGGAACGGCTGGCTGCCCTGCGTTGCTTGTGGAGCCTGCTGCGACCAACTTTGCGCCTAACGCAAATTTAATAAATGTCCTTGACACACCGACCGTGTCGGGAGGCGTTACATTCACGACTGGCAGTACCGACTTCCTTGCGCCCGATGGAGCAAGCGGTTCAATAAACAAATACGTTGGGGGTAATGCATCAGGGGCAACGCAGAGTACTCGCTACGCAGGCACATCGGTTGCCGTTAGTGCTTCGGGGACCTATCGTTTCAGTTTGTTTGTCAAGGCAGGAGCGACCAATCCGTTGAATTTTTGTGCTATTCAGTTCGCTTTATTTACAGGGGCGAGTGGAACTGCAATATCGTATTTCAGCCTTGCAAGCGGTACGGCTTTAACGGCAGGGGCTTCTATTGAAAACTACGGCAACGGCTGGTATCGCTGCATTTCTGCGCCTTATACTGTCGCATCGGGCGACTTGTCAGGAAGCGTGTATTTTGCACTTGCATCATCAAGCGGTAGCCTTTCTTTTGCGGCATCAGGCGCACTCAACTTAACCGCCTACACTTGGGGAGCGCAGATGGAGGCAGGCTCCGTCGCCACCTCCTACATCCCCACAACCACCGCAGCAATAACCCGCAATGCAGAAGTGATAAGCCTATCAGGCGCAGTCAGCGGATGCATCGGGCAGACCGAGGGGACGATTTATTGGGAAGGCGATGCATTGGTGAGTGGTGGGCAAGACATATTGTTCATCAATAGAAATACCACCAATTCGGTAGTTCTCTATAAAGGAGCGACAAACCTGCTGACGGCAAGGGTTCACGCAAGCGGAGTCACCACCCCCCCCGTAACAATTGCCGACACCGTGGTAAGAACTGGATTCTTGAAATTAGCCGTTGCTTACAAGAGTGGCGATTCAACTTTCTACATCAACGGCACAAGGGTCGGAACTCTAAACACGACCGCATTCACATTTACGGCTGCCTTAAACACGATTCGTTTTGGAGATGATGCGTTCCTTTCAGGCCGAGGCGACCAACGATGCAGGGCCGTTGCTATCTACTCAACCCGTCTAACCGACCCCGAACTCGAAGCCCTAACAACCCTGTAACGATGGCCTGTTTCCGTAAACTCTCGTTCCCATCTGCGAACATCGCAGACCAAGTCCTCGCCAAATTGGACCCGATGGATAGCGTTGTAATCCTCGGCCACCTATGCGAACAAGCCGACAAGGAAGGCAACTGCGTCAAGGTACGCAAGGAGTTCAGCGTTGACGTGCTATTCAACGCAGACGAACCGAGCGAACTCGCTGCCCCTTACGTCATTTGGCCCGAACCCTGCGGTGTCCACGCCTTCGCTGGATGGGAGGAACAATACACCGAGGACTACAACGCCAACAAACCCAAGAGCAAATGAGATTATTCCGCAAACGCAACAACGAAACCCCAAAACTCCCTTTTATGAAATCAGCAGTCATCGCACTACTTCGCCACCTTCTCACATTCATCGGTGGTACACTCGTCGCCAAAGGCATCATCGATGCAGCCACTCTTACAGAAATCATTGGTTCCGTATTGACCTTGCTTTCAGTAGGTTGGATGGCTTTGGATAAAACAAAGGGCGAGCCGAACAAGTAATGAACCTGATAGAAACCACCATCGTCGGGAGCGTTGCTGCAATCGTCGGTGGAGCGGTCGCTTGGTTCACCAAGGGCCGTGTCGAATCGGACTCCCTGCAAGTTCGTCAAGCCCAAGCGGTCCTCGCTATGTGGCAGGCTACCAGCGAGTCCCAAAACAAGGAATTAACACAACTCCGTAACGAGGTCGTAAGTTTGCGTCAGCGGTTAGAGGAAATGGAACACACCATCCACTCCCTCCAAGCCGAGAATGCCAAACTTAAAAACCTCGTATGATTCTACCAGCCACCAAGCACACCCGAAACATTCACGAAGTAACCTGCCAATCGGGGCAGGAGTTCTTACTTGTCAGCGACCTGCATTGGGACAACCCCCATTGCGATAGAGGCTTGCTGAAAAATCACTTGGACGAAGCCGTCAAGCGGAATGCTGCCATCATACTCAATGGCGACACCTACTGCTGCATGGGTGGGAAATATGACCGTCGTGCGGACAAGTCCCTG